CTGAGGTAGACAAATATATAGCTCTATTTCCCTGCACCCCTATTTTTTCGTTATGAGATGCCAATCTCGAGATATTTTTAGAACAAAATATAAATCTTATCCGCCATTGATTACAATGTATTAAAAAGGAAACTATTATGGAAAAAAAGATCAAAACAACTGAGGTTGAGGTCCATGATCATTATGGAGACGAATGTTTAGGAGACTCTATCAATAGAGGTATGAGCTCTGAAAGAAGACCAGCAGGTGAGGTTCACGTTTATGAAATTGATGATAACGGGAAAAGAAAACTTGTGCAAAAAAGTAACCTGGTTGTTTATAACGGAAGAGAAGTGCTGGCTCAAATGTTAGTTAGGGCAAATAATTCTCTGATGGACCCTATTAATAATGCAACAACTTTAGATGCAAAAGATCATTTTCTTAGCTGGTTTGGTTTAGGTAATGGCGGAGTTGTACCAGCTGACCCATTGGATCCTGTTCCCCCTGTATTAACAAATACAAATTTAAATAGTGAGATTATGATAAGCGCCACTGATTCATCTAATGCTGATTATCATTTGCTATCTGAAAGCGGTTATTCAAAATCGGGATATTATAAACATCCATTCGATCAAATTGAATTTGAAAGGGATCCGTTAAATGATGATAAATATATAATATTAAAAGTTACAGTTACTATCGGAGTGAACGATGCAAATGAAGAGCAAATAAGTGAAGCTGGGTTATTTACTGCCGCGTCAGATGTAGGAGGTTGGGCAGGCCCATTTTACCTATTTGCCAGAGTTACTTTTTCATCAATTGTGAAGACTACCGATAGACGACTTGTCTTCGTATGGTACCTTTACGTTTAAAAGGATATTTGAATATTTTATTAGAAGAATGAATAAAGGATTTTTAATTTTAGACCTGGAGAGAAAGGATACAGTATAGTAGAGCTACAAAAAAATTTATTATGGAGGTTATGAAAAATGGCTAATGTTTCTCCGGGTGTATTCACCAAAATTATCGACCTCTCTACTTTTGTGCAAGCTGTCCCATCAACAATTGGGTTTATGTGCGGGTTTACACATAAAGGTAGAGATAACGAATTACTTTTCTTAGGTTCGAGAGCAGAATTAATTTCAGAATTTGGCGAACCAGATGTTACTCAGTTTGGAAAAAGTTATGGACAAGGTCCATACATAGCATACAATCACTTGGGCGAATCTGGAGCATTATTTTGGATTCGTCTATTACCTGATGATGCACAATATTCTAACTTTAGAATTGATAGCTCATTGACTGGTGATACGACTGCTTCAATTACAATTACTTATGTTGACAGTTTAAATACTCAAGCAGAAATTACAACAAATCTAGAAGTTGATGGTTTAAAAAACCCAATTCTATTTTTAAGACCAATAGGGAGGGGTGATTACTACAACTCTCTAGGAATTAGACTTACAGTTCATTCCAATCCGACGTTGGATGGAGTTTATGTCCTAGATATATATGAAAAACAATCGGATGATGATGATGTTATTATTGAGTCATTTGATATTTCATTTGATCCTAATGCTGTTGATTCAGCAGGGGATTCACTCTTTGTCGGATCAGTTCTTGAAACGTACTCAGCTGTTTTAAGAGCAGATATGGAACTTGCAAGTGGAGATTTCACATCAGGTTATCTACAAGCAGTTAAAACATATGATAAAGACATTGGAACAACAGTCGTTGTCCCAACAGATCTTGCAGCAACAATTACTGATAATAAACAAGATTTTACTGAATGGGAAAACTCTCTTGAAACAGGAAATGCAAGTTATGTAGTTATTGTTAAAGACGGTAGAGGAAATGAAATGTGGGGTTGGTTAGGCGCTTCATCGGGAGTTGATGGTGAAACAATCAACGTCTTCCAAGGAAGAAATCTAACTGGCGGAGTACAATCATGGAATGGTAGTGTAGCAGATGTAGCAGCATTTGATGTTAATTCTACATTGACATATACAATTAAAGCAACATATGCTGATCTTGCACAACCATTTTCCTCATCTGAACCAGTTCCTCTAAGAAAGGGTTCGGAAGGATCATTGTGGAAAGAGGATGGAAGTCTTAACACAGATACTGCTGGAATATGGGCTCAACATTCAGCACCAACTCTACTTGAGCAAGGATACACAGGTATTCTAACTAATCCAACTAATGGAAATTATGTTGATGAAGTATTGGATACAGAGAATATTTATTTCTCAATTGTGTATGATGCTGGTTATCCAGCAGATACTAAAACAGCTATCAGTACACTTTGCACAACTAGACGTGATTGTGTTGGAATTCTTGATAACGGTGATAACGTATCAGTTACTGCTGCATTATCAAAACGTACAAACAGTCATCCTTACAATAATTACTTTGTTTCATTGTATGAATCATATAGTAAAGTATCTGATCCATTTACTGGTCAGGATATTTGGTTCTCTCCTGTTTATCATATGTCATACTTGTTACCAAGAAATGACAATGTTGCTGAACTTTGGTTTGCAGCAGCAGGATTTACAAGAGGTGCAATTGATACGATTAAAGAGTTGAGATACAATCCACGTCTTGGCCAAAGAGATCAAATGTATCTAAAACAACTAAACCCAATAGTTCAATTCTCTGCGGGTTATGTTGTTTGGGGACAATTGACAGCTCAAGCTAAACCAAGTGCACTACAGGACTTAAATATTGTAAGACTTGTTCTGTATGCTAAGAGAGCACTTGAGCAATTCTGTCGTTTCTTTATCTTTGAACAAAATGATCCTATTACATGGGGTCAAGTGGGTGGAGCAATTACAGAGTTCTTAGAAGTTATTAAAAACAAACGAGGTCTTGATTCTTATTCTGTAGAAGTTTCAGCAACAGATTATGAAAAGAAAACAAAGACTTTCCATGTTAATATAATTCTACAACCAACAAGAGTTGTTGAGAAAATTGAACTTAATTTTTTCATTAAATAAATAAGAAAAAAAAAGAGCTGGCTACTGATCAACTAGTCAGCTCTTTTTTACGTCATTATTTAATTGATTAATCGAGATTTCCGATTTTCTCGGAAGTATCTTGTTGATCTAAATCAATATCATCCAGTTTCAAAAGCGCTTGTACCGCATCCTCTAAATAGAATTTTCTATTTTGGATCAAAGGAAAGATGTTGACAATATGAACTGCCACTCGGGTGTCATTATCAACTATTGTGTTAAGAAATGATTCAAATGCTTCCTGTTTCCCTTTTCCCCAAATAGTTTTAAAACTGAATTTTTTGAAGGATTCAACAATCAATCCCAATTCATCAAGACACATTAAATATGCTGCAGCGGATGCTACAGATTGCATCTCCTCTTGATAATTTCCAGCATCTAATGTATAAGTCACTTGCAAAAATCCTGTCGTTTTAACAACGGCATTTGTTTTATTCACTAATTCTAATGTAACAAGATCTGGGCGATTAAAGAATCCCATTTTTTCGCGCATCCGAAGATGATCTTCGATGATGAAGTCCTCTGGGATTGCAACAAAATCTGTAATATGAATTGGATGACTCATGGTAACTCCTTTTTGTTAGTGTTTACTTATGTGAATATGAGGGACATTTTTGAATGTTTGACCATGCTCCATGTCGCTGAAAAATGAACCGTCTTCATCTCCATATTCATAAACATAGAGAAAACGACCTTCATTTTCTTTACAGAATTTTACAGCTAATTTTTCAGCTAAAATTAATCTGTAATTGTCATATTCTTCCCATATTAAATTACTGGTATAATAATCTTCTTTAAGATCATCCTCTGTTATGCGATGTCTTATCATAAATTTTTCTTTAAAGTTTCCGTACCCATCCCATGAACTTCCGCCGACACTAAGTTGTGATTCAATTTCGTCCATATACCCATAAGTCATTTCTTCTGAAATAACATGAATTATTTTTTTATCATTGGGGTTCATAATTAATGGATTAAAATTTTTAGAATCTTTAAAAACCTGTTTAGCTTTATCTTTTTCAGGAATATATTTTAATACGCTTTCCAACTTTTTTATTTTAGTTGCCCATGCAACCAGGAAAGCAGATGAACTTGAATTTGTTACGAAGTCGCTTTTGATTCGCATACTTCCTCCACATCTTTCTTTGCAAAATATAGAATATATTTATATTTTTCTATTGTTGATGAAGTCCAAACTATAGTTAAAAGAGACCAACAAATAACCTTAAACCATGCTCCAAAAATAACACATAATATCAAATTGGTTGCGAATAATATAGTTGTATAGATATTTAAATCAATTGAATTTAAGGGTCTGGCGGCTGTTTTTTCTTTCATACCTTTTTGAGCTACTGCTCCAATATATATAAATAAAGGTGTCATTATAATAGTGAAAAAGAAATGTAAATTTTGAGTTGCTTGCGCCGGGATACTACCCAGAATTGTTATTAATGTAATAACTAATATTGGAATATATTGTTTTTTCATTCATCCTCCTTAAACCCGATTGGGCAAGTGTTTGATGTTTTAAGTAACTGTCTTCTAAATGAAATAAATAAAGAAGACTTGTTCCATATATATTCAATTGGTTTCTTTTCTGTTATCTTCATCCCAAAAGAATTAGCGGGTATAAAACTACATGGAGTCATTTTTAATGATGGTCCTATATATGCTGACTGTCTTGCACCTTCACAAGTGTCTAAAAACATTTCCATATCTTTGGGAACGTTGACTTTATTAACTAAACAACTATCCATGCCAACTTTCATCAAAGCTTTCTTTTGAAATAATAATTCTGAAAATGTTGATATTTGATATGGTTTAGGTTGTAATGAATATTTGTTTGATCCTCTGCCCACTGGTTTGAATAGGAGAAAAACCACGGCATTCAATCTGTCTATATTCACTTTACCTTTCCACGGATCATGCCCATATAGAATTTGAATACATTTGTTATATGAAGCTATTGTAAATACAAGATGAATGTTTGTTTTAATACCTGCATCTTGGATTCTTTTAATAGCATCATAAGTAAAATCTTTGTCATAATCACTGACAGCAACTGCACCACACATCTTTGAAATTTCAATCTGTTCATCTGTGAGTTCGATTCCGCTTGTTGTATAGTTGGGAACTACATTACAGGAGACACAATATTCGATTATTTCTTTAAAGTGTGGATGATGATTTGGATCCCCTCTACCTCCCAAGGCGACTTGATTAAGATGACCTTTTGTTTGATCTAATATCATTTTGAAGTCTTCAAGTTTCATATGTTCTTCTTCTTCATTGCCTTGATAACAAATTGTGCATTTGTTTTTACAATTTCCCATAATGCCAATATCTAATAATAAAGGTCCATCTAAAATAAAAGGATCATCGTTACCATTGATTCCTCTAAGAAGTTCGAAACCAGTTTTAGTGTTGTAATATACTTCGTAACGATTTGTTTTAAAATATTTGTTATATTGTGATACAACACTTATACCGTTATCTTTCGCTAACAGTATCTTCATCTTCGTCTTCATCTTTGAATGCTCCCGTCTGATAAAAAACACGTTGAATTCCTACAACTGCAATTACAAGAAATGTAACCGGGTTAGGAAAAAATAACAAACAAAATAACAATGCTATTGTTATGCCTCCAGCTCTATACTCCCCAATAAAAGAATCCAATTTTTCATTCATAGTTTGCACTACATACTTCATCTTGTCTAAAATTGTTGCTACGTCCATTTGTTTCCTCCTAAAATTAAGTTAAAAAAATTGGTGAATCGTTCCTATTCAATTATTAATATATATAGATCTATTTTTTAAACGAGATATAGGGAATTTATTAGAACAAAATATAAACTTGATGCTTACTTAACGGAGTTTTGAATTTATGAATATTTCAGATTATTTAGAAAAAATACAAACAGATGAATCTATTTTTCCGATGGGTTTTCCTACTAAAAAGAAAAAACAGCTAAAGTACTATTCCGAATCAAATGGCAGTACTCGAAGAGCAATGATTGATTTGGATGTTACAATCCACAAATATTCAAAAGGTTATCAAGATGGTTCACTTTATGACGACCCATTTGATGGTGCGAAACAAGTAATAGATTGGTTGAAAGGGTTAGGATTTGAAATTATCATTTTCACAACTCGAGCTTCAAAAGAAAACGCAGAGGAGATGGGAGGAGATCATCTCAAACAAATAAAAAATATTGAGAATTATTTAAAAGACAATCAAATTTATTTCGATAGAATTACCTCAGACAAACTTCATGCTGATTTTTATGTTGACGATAAAGCAATTACAATAGAGAATGGAGATTGGGATTCTGTTAAGAAAATTATTAGATCGAGAATGAAAGTTGATTAATTTGGAGGACACAAAAAATGGCAATAAAAAATTCATTTGCGAAGGTGCCAAACAATAGATTAAGTAGAAACTTCGGTGGAACAATCGCCGGAGTAGCCGATCCGTATTTATCTGGTTATCACTTTATATATTTTGCTGGAATTCCACCATCGCTTAAAGATTATGCAGATTTACCAGATTCACAAACAATCGCAAATATTCTTGCTGCTTCATGCTTATCTGTAACGCCTCCTGGAGGAACTCTTAACAAAGTTGAGTTTACAGGATTGGGTGGAATCAAATGGAGTGTACCAGGAAATATTGATTATGGAAACTCTGTTTCCGTAAAATTCTTAGAGTTTAATGGAACACCACTTCTAAACATCATGCATGGTTGGATAAAAATGATAAGAGATTATCGTTCTGGTGTATCTAATCTTATTGATGGAGATGAAGGAGATGGTTATACAAAATCAACTTATGCAAGTGTAATGTATTACTGGACAACTGCACCTGATGCAAAAACAGTAGAATATTATGCAGCATATGATGGTGTATTTCCAACTAAAGATCCACAAGATCTTTTTACAAGTGATGTTGAAACAGTAGGAAGATTGGATGTAGAAATTGAGTTCAACTGTGACTATGTATGGCATGAACCTTGGGTTAAAGAAAAATGTCAGATTCTGGCAGACCAAGTTTATGCAATTAAAGCAGACGTCATTGAACAGTATGGTGATATTATTTCATCATCAACTTAATATATAATCGAATAGAAAGGAGATAGAAATTATGTTTCAAGGATTTGATGTAAAGTATCCGGAGTATGAGGTAATAACACCTCAAACAAATTTGTCGTACCATGTTAGATCATTAAATGTTCAAGAAGAAGAACGTTTGAAAGCAAGCTTTTTGACACCTACGAAAGCTAATGATCACTTAAATAAATGTATTTTTGATTCGTTTGTTAAGAAACCATCTGAAATTAAAGATTATGACACTTGGTTAAAACGAACAACTCTAAAAGATAGAGATGCTTTGTTATACGGTGTCTATCATATTACTTACGAAGATATCCGAAACTATGATGTTAATTGTGCTTCATGTGGGAAAAGTTATTCTGTAACAGTTAAAGCTTCTGAAACTTTTAATATGAACCCATATGGCGGCGAAGGTGATATTATTGGTAAAGAAGTAGATGTTCCATTACCGATTTCTAAAGGTGTATTTGTTACTTTAAAACAACCAACACTTTGGGATGAAATTATGGCATTAAAAACTGCTGGAGCCAATGAAAATTTAGATATTCTAACAGAAACTTTAATCATTTCAAAGTTTTTTCAAACTCCAAAAGAAGGTGGAGATTCTACTGTGTATTCTGAAAGAGAAGATGTTATTGATGCATATAGATCTTTACCTTCTAAGGATAAGAGACATCTTTATGCAGAGTATCGAGAGAACTTTGGCCAATATGGAATTGAATTAAAGATGATTAGTGTTTGTCAACATTGTGGTGATGATGCGCTTATAAATATAGATCTGGTCGGCAACTTTTTTCGTATGGTGTACTCGATCTAAATCAATAGACGAGTACATTAACCAACTTGAAAAGAATATTTTTGCGTGTATGGAGATGAGTAAACAATCTTACACCGAGATTATTGAAATGCCTGTTAAAAGGTTTTATTCCTATTTAAAATGGAAGAGCGACTTGGAAGATGAAAAGAAAAAAATGGTCGCCGAAGAAATCATGAGTGGATTACAAGGATAGTTAAATGGCAAACTTATTAGATAGATTTAGAAAGGAAGTTATTGGCGCTGAATCTAAACTCCACGACTTCGTTCCTATAATCACATCTGCAGGAGATTTTAAAAAAATTAGTAATATAGATGTGATCATTGCGTCATGGAATAATATATTAATTACTCCAAGAAGAACTCATAATCATGATCCTGAATATGGAAGCGATTTACATTTGATGGTTTTTGAACCGGTTGATGATCGTACAATTGAAAAAATCAAAAGAGAAATAGAATATAGGATACAGAGATATGATAATAGAGCTAGCATTTCAGATATACAAATAAGGTTAACCGCTAATCGAAAAGGATTTGAAGTTGATGTATTTATTGATTATGAAGGAGATACAGGAACGTTATCTTTAAGATTTGATGATTCTACAACCTCAGGCACAACAGGATAAACATAATGCAAAAATACGAAAAAATTTATGACTACATTCACGAGTACCAAGGTCTGGTATATGATTTTTACAGTAAACATGCCGTTTCGTTTCTGACTACATATTATCATATTGATACAGATGAAACAATTTGGGAAGACGAAAATGTGTTTGCTGGTTCATATGATAGAGTCGGAGAATACTCGGGAGTTAGATGGAATAAAATTTTGTTACTACCTGTTTTTTTTATTGATGAAATTAATACTCCATTGGATGGTCAAGATATAGGTTACGTTAAAGAAAATAATACAACGTTTGTTATCCCAAGTACTTATGGAATAACTCCTTTACCAAATGATAAACTTAAATTAGAACAAGATTATTTAAGACCAACTAATAATATATATCCTCTATTTAATGTTGGTGGTGTAGAAAAATCAGTTAATGAGGATAGATTGTTTTGGAAAATTATTGTTCAATTAGAACAAAGCGTTACCGAAACTCAATTGAATCAACAAGTGCAAGACGTATATACATTTTTTGATTACGATAAAAAGATTCATACTTTCGATGACTCTTCTTTTATGACCCAACTTTTATCAAAAAATGAAACTTTAAAAGAAACAACAGAATGTTTATTTGACAAAAATAGTGGATTTTATTTTATATAAGGAAAGAAAGGATTATGCCAACAGACAACTCAGTATCATATCAAGTTTATAGATCGAAAGATCAAACAACTCTGAAACTAATAGAACTTTTAGCTCAATATCTTGAACTGAATGAAGTTGATTTGACAAAATCTTCATTCCTTGCTTTCGTCGTTGAAGCATTATCTACTTTAACAACTAATACTTTGTTTTATCAAATATCCGCTTATAGAGAATTCTTTCTTACTAAAGCTCAATTGCCATCATCAATTTATAATTTATCTGCCTTTTTGGGTTATGTTCCATCTGAAGCATCTACAGCATTTGTAAATGTTTTATTTGCATTTGAATTAAGTTTTACTGATAGCAATGTAACGTTTGAAATACCAGAAGGGTTCGAATTGTCAGCAGGAGCAATAAAATTTACAACTTACTATTCAACTACTATTAATGTATTAAATAATTCGACTGTTACAATAACAGTCAGAGAAGATAATAAAGTCTATAACCTTCCATATACTATTTCCACTGATGATCAAGGGATTCAATATTTTTCTATTGTTTTACCTTTCAAACAATTTGAAATAGACATTCAAGAATTTCAAGTTCCTGAGGATTTACAAACATATCAATTTTTTGATTTTGATGTTGCTTTTTCTGATATATCTAAAAAAATATCCGATGTGCTAGTTGAGGTGCGTCCTCCCGGGTCTTCTGGATATGAGACATACACCGAGTTCAGTAGTTTATTTTTGATGGATGAAACCGATAAGGGTTATGTTAAAAGGAGAAATGATACAGGGTTCAATCTTCAATTTGGTAATGGATTGATAGGTTACCAACCTGAACCAGGATCAACAGTACAAGTAACAACAGAATTGACAAAGGGCGCAGATGGTAATATCATTTCTGGATCGATAACAGGAAAAACAACTGATATTAAAACAAGAATTAGTGACGACGAAGGGAGAGCTGTTAATTATACAGTAACTAACCCAGCTCCAGGATCAGGTGGAGAAGATGAAGAAGATATTGAACAAGTAAGAAGAAATTCTATCACAAATTTAACAGCTCTAGAAAGACTTGTTACCGAAAATGATTATGTCAATACAAATATTATTATTGATGATTCGCCCCTTTCACAAAATTCATTGCCTGTTCTGAAACGATCTGATATTAAAGTTAATGAAATAAGTTTATTTTCAACTTTATTATATGCAGATATAATCGTTCCAGCTAGAAATATCAAATATAATTTTTTAACTACAAGTGTCCCAAGGTCGACAATTTTAAATTATGAAGGAACTGATTATTATACAATATTTGATATGGAAATTGAATCATTAAATTCAGTTGCTACTTATACATATGTGATGTATCAAATATTACAAGTTCCAACCTTAGTTACAAGTTATGATTCGAATTATAATTTACATTCAGATTTACTAATTGTTAGTAAGGATGGAGTAGCAGCTGATTTTCAATTAAATTATAAATCAACTGAATCTGATTCCGATACTGTAACTTGTGAGGTTGAAGTATTAGAAAGCGGATCAACCTATACTATGGTTAATGATGCAACAGCATCTGCATTTACATTAACTCTACCGGACTATACTGTTTTACCAACAGGTGAAGCTACTTACTATTTTACTCTAAAACATGGAACAGATTTTATTGCACAATATACTGCATTATTTACATTCAGAAAATCTCTTGATGATTTTGAGTTATCAAATGTAATTGTTGATGCAACATCATATACTGTATATGATATTCCTACAATTAAAAAGAGTTATTACGATGGAATAAATCAATCAGACTTTGAATCCAGTGTAATGCAAAGTCTAGTCACAACATTAGAATTTAAAGATTATAAAATGACAACAGATTTTGTTAATTTCAAACTTGCTAATACAGATGGTTTAATGCAGAATATGCAATTAAATAAAATTAATCTTCCTCCTGTTGCTGATATTTTGTCTGATCCGCCTTCATCTGGAGTTGATGGAGATAGATATATAATCTTAAATGGAACAGGTGTGTGGTTGGGGAGAGATGATCAGATTGCAACTCTTAGTGATTCTACTTCAATGACTTGGGCATACTATGAACCTAAAACAGATCAGATGCTTTATGTAACTGCTAAAGGAAGAAAATATATTTATTGTGAAAGTGGTTGGGTCGTTCCGTCTTATCAAATTCCATTGCAGTTGGAGTTAGATGTTTTCAAAACATCGACATATACTGGATCAAATAGTGACTTAACATCCGAAGTTAGAGAAGCGGTTGTTGCTGCTTTTGCAAGTAGATTCGGTATCAATATACCATTATATCGTTCGGAAATTATTGATGTTGTTCAGGAAGTAGAAGGCGTGGAACATTGTCGTTTAATTAAACCTGAGTCTAGTATCTTCTTTAATTTTGATATAGATGAATTAACACAAGAAGAATTATTATCATACGGTCCCGAATATGTTTTCTTTGAAGAAGATGATATAGCAATTAGGATATTCTCATAATGAAACAATTAATAGAAAAATCTAATTATAATATTAGAATTCTTAAAGGATTAATCACCAAATTTGCGGCACGAGAATTTGATGCTCTATCTGAACCTTGTTATTATCCAAAAACCAAATTAGCATATCATGAAATGTTAAGGGCAATGAAACTTACACATAAAGAAGTTCAACAATTTGTGAAAAGACAATACAAAGGAACCAAAGCTGAGAAGTGGTTATTATGGCAAGACCCTGCAACAAATCTTCTGATAGTCATTATGCATTTATTTCTTTTACATAGAGACGTTGCTGCTTTTAAAACAACTATGGCATATTATATGTTTTTTCAATATGGTCGTCTGATGAATAAACAGTTGAGATATTGTAATGATGATATATTTCGATTCACTCTTGATACATTGACAAGAACACATCTATTTGTTCGTGAAAAAACAATAGCTAATAGTTTATATTATTTATCAGGTGAAGTTAAAAGAAAATATGAAAAGGATATTAAAGAATGGGACTTAGATAGAATCATTGAATTTATTTCAGCGTCGCGCCACAGAATTTCTCAAAGTGTAAAAAGTTTTGTTAATAATTACTATAAATCAAAAGAGCAAGGTTCTTCTATTAAAACTCAAAATGATACATCTGATGATGAAGCTAATGCATATCAATATAAAGTTTTAGAAAGAGGGAAAACAAAAGTAGAAGAAACCATTAAGAAACTAACTGTTTATAAATTAGTTGATAAACGAGCATTGCAGGAAGCTAAAAAGATAAGTAAAATAAAAGTTTCTCTTGGCGAGTTGATTTCTAGTGAAATGATAAATGTGGAATATTCAGATAACATTAGAATGATTTTAAATTTATATATGAAACAGCTGAAAACTACAGATCAAATATGTGGTGGCGGTTATGAAAAATACTTGAGAAGTTTAATGGCAGTAAAGAGAAGTAACGCTACAGTTTATTTTAAACAACAAATCAATGTCCTTTTAATAAAAGTTTTGGGAAACTTAAATCTCAGCAATCAATATAATCATTATACATCACAAACTCAATTCATTGTTAATTTATTTCTCGCCTCTTATCTAACCTTACTTTTTCGAAGCACAATGTGTTAGAAACTAATTTTAAATCCATCCGGAATTAAATCTTCTAAATCTTCTGCAATATTTTTTATGATGTTGCTGACTCTACTTGGTGGATCTTCCGGCGTTGCAGCATCAAGAATTTCTACTGCTTTTGTGAAAGCTTGTTGGTTTCTACCGGATATAACTTGTTGCGAATTTACAGGTTTATTTAAATTATTTTTTGGATCTAGTAAATTTCCTCCTGTTATATTATAAACGAGTTTTTGATTCTCCATACTTTTTAAATAATTTTTTAAAGTTGGTCTTGTTTTCTTTGTGGAGTCGCCTGATGCTAACATACTACTAAATAAACTTCCAAAGTCAATTCTTACATCAACCATAGAAAGAGATTGTCTCCAAGAAATCTGTTGTTGATCTCCACCTTTAATAATTGTTATATTTTGAATAAAAGCTGGATCTAAATTATATATACCAGGTGATTCAACTCTATGAAGAAATGGCCAACTGTATGTACTACCATCTGGTGATATTGGAATTCCTAATAACATTATTGCAGCAATTGGTCCAATTATATATTTTTTTGTTGATTCTAAACTTCCTGGATTTGGATTATATAACCTAATAGTCATTGTGTATGATGGTTGAAATGCGCTTGTTTTCCATACCATAGGAAAATCAATCCTTGATCCTGCTGCTAATGAGCCAATCATACTTACCATTTTTGATCCTGCTGGACTTACTTCTCCAAACATCTTTCCTAATTCATTTATGTAATCCCCAGCTTTTCCTGCCATCTGTCCAGCTTGACCAACTATACCTCCTCTTTTTTTAGCAGCTGCAGTCATTTTACTACCGAGTGTTCTTACATCTCTAGCTCCAAACATTTGAGAAATTGAAGCTGCACCCTCGGAAGCTACATCGGTAAATTTTTGTAAAAAGTTTTCTCCATATTCATTTGAAAATGTATCAGTTGGAAAGTTATCCGCGATATATGCAACTTGAAGACCACCATTATGAATATTTGTATCAAGAGTATATTCGTGCCTTTCTAACATAGGTAAGTAAAAATTTTTATTAGTAGTTCTTGTTGGATCATGATGACTACCATCAAAAAATGTGTCTACTCTATTAAAAAGATCTATTCCAAATTCAAACGATGGTATACCTGGATAAATGGTTGCAACAGGCATCATATTTTTTAATGCTTCGGCTGATCTTTGTGTGTGTATTGGATCACCTGTTCGTGTTGTAATTGGAGGCATCCCAATTATAAAATCTATTTTTGTTAATCCGCCTGTTTCTTTTCCTGCCATCTAATTATATCCTCCTTAATGAAAATTGCCTGTAACAATTCTCTGACTCATCTCATCTATGAGAGCGCCTGCTTTTTCTCCACCTGCATTAAATATTCTTGTTACTTGACTTGTTTGATTACTTATTGCATTAGATACACTATTCATATTTTGTTGTAGTGTATCACCCAATCCCTTCAATCCTTCTAATCCTTCTATTCCTCTTTTTTTCAGTTCCTGACCTAATAGCTTACTTGTTGTTATTAGGTCAGCTGCTTGCATTTTTGCTAATTCTTTCGCTCCAATTATTTTTCCAGTTGCTTTTTCTACTATTTGACCAGCTTGATCTATAGCATATTTTCCTTTTTCGGCTAACCATTGTTTTGCTCCTGGCCCATATTTTCTTGCCATATATCCAGCTTTACCAACTACACCTTTGGACTCCATAATAGCTGTTTCGTGTTCTTTAACCATTGCAGCTGTATCAGCTTTTACACCTTTTCTTTCAAGCCATTGCATAAATGCAGCTTCTCTTCTTGCTCCATATTTTTGTGGATTTTGAAAGAACCATCGACTACCTATCCATTTCCCTTCACCTTTTAACCATTGTTGTCTATATGTTTTTAACATATCTGGATCATATTTTGAATATTCAGAAAGATTCTTTCTAACAAAATCCATTTGCCCTTTTTGAACTTCCATAAATCTGAAATCTGTTCCAAGTTTTTCTCGTCTTTCAATAATTGCCATCGAACCACGAGCTCTAGTTTCAACTTTTCCCTGAAATGCTTGTACACCTGTGGCGGTTTCACCTCTTGCTGCTTTTAAAGCAGCACTCATTGATTTACTTTCTGATTTTGCAGCTTCTTTGTTTGATTTGTTCCATTTGTCCCAAAGAGCATCTCTGAGAGGTGCGATCAACCATTTGTTAATTGCAGTTCCAATTCCATAACCTATTAATGCAGAACCTATTACAGCAATAACCGGAGTCCAAAATGCAGCAGAACCTAATGCAAGAGCAATTGGGCCGCCTTTTCCAAATAATCCACCTATTGCTTTACTTAAGAATCCGCCTTTTCCCAACCCGAGAAGATTTTTAATCCATCCCCCTGCCATGCTCATCATGCTCATTGCCCCTGAACCTAACATACTAAAGAACCCAAGCAACCCTTTTCTTTTTTCCCTTTTATTATGATGTTCTAGTTGCTCTGTTGTAGATTCTGAATTATATTCAATTGCTTTTAATATATCAACTACGTCTGTTTGTGTTACGTTCACCACTTTCATAGGTGGAAGTTTATTTTTATATTGGTCTCTAATTACTTCTGTAAGACCGCCAGAATCTCCCAACGCCCAATCTTTTCTTTTTTGTCTTCCTGATTTTAGAGCTTGTTGAGCTTTTGTACCCCATTCTATTTCTCTAGTTATCCAGTCTCCAAATTTCTTTGCAGCTGGAAATGCCATTCCTGTCCCTTTTCCACCCAACATTATATCTATACCGCCAGCAACAATACGAGGACCATATTTAAGAAGATTATGAAACCCGAATCTTGCCCAACCAAAGAGACTTCTAGTTCCTTCTGAAATAGATTCTATAGATCCATATTTAAGTTTCCCTTGTGACACAACACCAGCTACATCTCTTAACATCACAGCTGTTGCTTTAGTATAATAAGCAATATTATCAAGACGATGCATTGTACCAGTGTATAATATCCCGATATTTTGAGACATATTTTCAAATGGATTTTTTGATTTTGATAGTTGTGATAAATAACCACCCCTTTGTTTGAATAATTGGAATACTAACTTAAATGGAGCTCCAAATAAACTCCCCACTGTTTTCATAGCAAATGCAATTTGTCTAAATGTAGGATGTTCAACAAGCATCTTAGTCCAGATTTGTTGCCATGTTCCAATTTGTGCGCCCATGGTATCTTGAATTGAAAGAACAGCTCTAAGAAGTCTGACATTTGAAGGTTCTTCATATTGAGTTTGAACTTCTCTCATTGCTCGCAAGAAACCTTTAACCATACCAACAGGTTCCTTATCTCTTTCAGCTGAAACAAATGTTGACATTTTGGCCAAAGATCTCATTTGAGTTTTGGATGTAATTTCTGCTATTTCTCTACCAACAGATATTGAGTCATCAATACGTTGAAGGATTTTCTCAATTGGCATTACAACTTCAGCAGGGTGGACTTCAATCATTCCTCCCTTTTCAATATATCCACCTCGTTGCATTTTCGGAACTGCTTCTTCGTGCGCTTTTTCTTTTCCTTTAAAAATATTTGCAATGCTTGAACCAATGCCTTTAAATGTATTAGCAATAGATTCGCTCATTCTATCTTTAGCTTTCTTAAAAACATCAGTCTCCATAAATTTTGCAGCGAAGTAACCAAATAATGGAGTTGTTCTCGCCAATGCCATAGCAACTACGTTTTGTTTATTAAAACTTATATCTTGCCCAATAGCTTTTCCATATTGACCGATAGCATCTTTGGTAGCTCTAGCGGTGCTTAATGAAACATCTTGAATACCTTTTGTAAATGCAGATATAGTTTTACCAAAATTTGAGAGAATACCATTCATTTCTCGCACACTTGATTCAGGAGCTGCTCCATAATCCATAGATTCTTCGGTATCTTCCATTTTCTGCTCAGTGTTTTTTTGCATCTGGCCAATTGTTTTCGAGATATTACTTATTCCAGATATCCTTTCATCTTGTGCGTCTGCCGTTTTAGTTATGCTACCTGGCTCTTGACGTTTATCATCCGCCATTACTTAATCTCCTTATGTTAATATCTTTAATATAGAACTTACTCTTGGATCTTTTGATCTCATCTCTGCCATAACACAAGCTACTTCCGAGACAGAAACTAATTCTTGAAATGGTGAAGTATATGTGTTTCGTTTTCCAAATGTTTTTTCGTATGCATGGTTGAGTTCCATAAATATACTTTGCCATTTTCTATATGATCTTACAAATGTTGAAAAACTTACGAAAAAGATTTTCATTGATACAATATAATTTTGTAGTTGTAGTCTAAATGGTTTTTCTTCCAATTTTGTTTGAGGTTTAAATGTATCATAAAGCAAATGATAATATTCAGATAGTTTCTTATTTGTGTTTATCTTTCTTGGGTCTTCATATGATGCTAAATGATATATAATTTTATCAATATTCGGAACAGAGTTTAAAGAAAAAATTTGAGTGAATGCTTCGGAATAATATTTTCTTAATGTAGGCATCATTACTTTCAAATAACTTTTCATATTTTTTCCAGCAGCTAAATGCATACATTCATGTAAAGTTGTGGATACTAATTCATCATTAGATGATGTTCCAAATATAGTAGAGTTGTTATCAATCAAAATATAGACTCTTTTGCTTTCAAGATGATACATTCCCAATATAGCTTTTGAGTCTTGACTGCCGAAAAATTTATTTTTTAAAAATGATAAGGCACCTTTTGATTTAAAACATGGGACCAAAAGTCCCTTCTTCAGTAACTTGTCAATTAATTTAACTTTATCGCTACCTCTACTGGATTTTTCAAATGCTAACAAAAACTTTTTCATTAATTTTGCTGATGAATATAATTTCAGACCATCAACAACATCAACGAGTTTTAATCCAATAGGTGGTGCAAATAATTCTTGGACATTTTCGGTCATTTTTTACTCCTTAAAGAATCCTATTGTATCTATAAAACCCATGTTTTCTTGTGGATTATTTTTAACATATTTCATAATACTTTGGTCAGTAAATTCAACTCCACTTTCTTCTGTGTTATATCTTAAAATATCTTTTAAATCATTAGTCATCATTGAACCATCTGACATATTCATTTGTAATGCCAATGGTGGATCATACTTTCTAACATAAAAACATAGAGCTGCTGATAATGCAATATCGTCAGTACACCCTCTATCTGCTTCAACCTTTCCATTAGCTTTAGATACAAGACCTGTTAGTTCTAGTGCTAATCTTTCTGATTTTACAGACTCTGGATATTGAGTTATATATGAATATAGGGCATCAATCATCAATGGTCTAGTTTTCGAGTTAGTTGATAAACCAGGGACTAATGCATTGAGACCTCGTTTCTCTTTATATAATTGTGGACTATATTCGCTTGCGTTTAAATGTTCTACGACTTGGTTTCCATATGAGTTAGATTCTACAACTATTATAGAATTTTTATATGATGTTGCTGCAACTTTAACAACATTAACAAAATCAAGGACTTTACATTTACCTTGATATTCCCACACCTGTTCTAATGTTACATAATCCCAAACTGTTATAGCTGATTTGTCTATCCCATGTTCTGGTGCTGTATCGACTCCAATGATATAATTTGTTCCAGGAATTTGACGACTGAATACCCGTATTTCC